CGCTGACCAGCAGCGGGCCTACTACGAAGCCAACCGGGAGAAGATCGCTGACCAGCAGCGGGCCTACCGGGAAGCCAACCGGGAGAAGATCGCTGACCAGCAGCGGGCCTACTACGAAGCCAACCGGGAGAAGATCGCTGACCAGCAGCGGGCCTACCGGGAAGCCAACCGGGAGGCGTACAACCAGTATATGCGAAATTATACGCGCCGCAGGAGGAACAGCGCCAACTCTTCTTCCTGCGTGGCAGGTTAAGGAGGGATATATATATGTCCGAGGATGTCAAGAAGAAGCTGGATGACCTGGGCAAGGTTTTTGACACCCTGCCCCCCTTCGTGCAGGGCCGGATCATCGGGGCCGTCGAGACGGCTCAGGCCATGAGCCGGGATCAGCCCCAGGAGAAGGCCGGGTGAGCCCGGCGAAGTTACCCCAAGCCAATAAGGAGGATTTTACGAATAAGAGAGAATTTATGACGGAGGTAGAGAAATGAGGGTCCTGGTTGCCTGTGAGGAATCCCAGGTTGTATGCACGGCCTTCCGGGAGCTGGGGCACGAAGCCTACTCCTGCGACATTCAGGAATGCTCTGGCGGGCATCCTGAGTGGCACATCCTCGGTGATGCGCTTGCGGCCCTCCAGGGGGGGGCGGGTGACTACCATGGACGGGCTGGAGAATGATGTGGGTACGTGGGATATGCTGATCGCAAATCCGCCGTGTACTTATCTGAGCAATGCAGGAGCTGCACGGCTGTTCAAACGGTTCGGCGGAAAGAGCTATGCCGAAGTCGAGCGGTTGAACAACGGGATGGATGCAAAGGAGTTCTTCATGGAGTTGATCAATGCAGATATTCCCCGAATTGCCATCGAGAATCCTATTCCGTCCGGAATTTACAGATTGCCACCGTACGCCCAGATTATTCAGCCCTACGAATACGGGCATCCGTACAGCAAGAAAACCTGTCTGTGGCTGAAAGGGGTTCCCAATTTGATTCCGACTGAAGTAGTTAGCCCGATTTGCTCTTGGGTTTCTGGAGGAAGCAAAAAGGCAGACGGCTCACCGCGGGAGAATCGCGGGATGAAATTCCGTGACAGCAAGCGGAAGTCCAAAACCTTCCCTGGCATTGCCAGGGCTATGGCGGCGCAGTGGGGCGGGGATATCAGAAAGGAGGAAGCCCATGACACTGAACGACATTCGGGGGCTGGATAAGCCCTTTTTGACTCCGAAAGAGGTTGCCGGGGTGCTGGGGAGTGATCCGCAGACCATCCGGGTGACGGCCCGGACGGCCCCGGAGCGGGTGGGGTTTCCGTTTACCTTTACCGGGAACCGGATGAAGATCCCCCGGATCCCGTTTCTGAACTTCATGGAAGGGAGGGAGACGGAATGATCCACTGGGACGAGGAGTACAGCGACTATGCCGGGATGGACAGCCACCTGCGCCGGGAGTTCGACCGGGGCGAGAAGCTGTGGCGGGTCTGCACCTGGGTGCTGACCGGGCTGCTGGCTGCGCTGCTCTTTGCGGCGCAGGTCCGCTAAGTAAAAAAGCCGCCCCCGGTGGGCTAGACCGGGAAGCGGCGACACAAATTGCATCGGGGATATTTTAGCATCCCCAGAAAGGAAAGTCAACTATGCTGAAATTCAATTCGGGAGTCAAGGGGGAGCCTGCGCACCTGATGGCCAGCGGCAGCACGATCGATATCGCAACGGATATCGGGCAGCTGATCGTGGGGATCCACAGCCAGCTGCGCAAGAGCGACCCGGCGGGCGCCGCAGTGTTCCAGGCCGCAGTCAAGCGGCTGGTCAATGACCCGGAAATCCACCTGTGGGACCTGGATGTGCAGGCCACCTTCGGCATGGCGATGTCCGTGCCCAAGGAGAAGGGCGGTGACAAGAATGTCTAAGATTTACGGATATTCTGACGATATCGTCTGTATCGAGCATATCGAAGGCGGCTGCACCGAGATCGACTGCTACGACAAGGATGTGCTGCTCAATTTCGACGATGGCACCGTCGCCCGTATCGGATACCCCAAGGCCACGCTTTCGGTCTGGTGGGCCGAGATCGAGGAGGAGGGCTATGCCTACACCAAACTCCGGGTCTGTGAGAATGAGGAGTCCAGCATTTACAGCGATGTGCTGGAAGTCGATGCGGAACTGGAGAGCTATTCCGTGGTCGAGCAGAAGTATCCGAAGGGAAAGGAAGAATGAGCATGATCGAGAAAATCTGTACCCGCGATATGAGCGAGGAAGCCTGGGTGGAGGCCCGGAAGGGGTCTATTGGCGGCAGCGATGCCGCTGCCATCGTGGGTCTGAACAGCTACAAGAGTGCCTACGCACTGTGGGCCGAGAAGTCCGGCAGAATCGAGCCGGAGGATATCTCCATGAAGGAGGCCGTCCGGCTGGGCCATGAGCTGGAGCCCTATGTGGCGAAGCGGTTCTCCGAGATCACCGGCAAGAGGGTCCGCCGGGAGAACTATATCTTGAGGAACACCGAGTATCCCTGGGCCCACGCCAATGTGGACCGGCTGGTGATCGGTGAGAAGGCGGGCCTGGAGTGCAAGACCACATCGGCCCTCTCCTTGAGCAAGTTCAAGAACGGCGAGTATCCCGCAAACTACTATGTCCAGTGTGTCCACTACCTGGCTGTCACCGGCCTGGAGCGGTGGTATCTGTGTGTGCTGATCGGCAATCAGGAGGTCAAGGTTTTCACCATCGAGCGGGACGAGGACGAGATCGCCGCTCTGATGGATGCGGAGCGGGAGTTCTGGGCGCAGGTTCAGAGCGGTATCGCCCCCATGCCTGACGGCAGCGACAGCAGCTCCAAGGCCATTTCTCAGCTCTACGCCGACGAGGGCGGCGAGTGCGATCTGACCTATTACGCCCACACCCTCCGGGAGTATATGGAGCTGAAGGGCCAGATCAAGGATCTGACCGCCAAGTGCGATGGTCTGGGCAACATCATCAAGGAATTCATGGGCACGGCCTCCAAGGGCTTCGCCGCTGACTACAAGGTCAGCTATGGAAACCGGACCCGCCGCACCTTCGACAAGAAGGCATTTTTGAAAGATCACCCCGGAATGGATCTCTCCCCCTGGGAGAAGGTCAGCACCAGCCGGGTATTCAGCGTGAAAGGAGCCTAACAATGGCAGGAGGAATCATTCAGAAGCAGACCCAGCGGCAGCAGATGCAGACCGCACCCCAGCAGCAGAGCGTGAATCAGCTCATGAACAGCATCCTGGACGGCGAGAAGCTGCGGGGCCGGTTCAATGAGCTGCTGGGCAAGCGGGAACCTCAATTTGTGTCCGCCCTGGTCAGTATGGTCAACGCAGACCAGAACCTGCAGCAGGCCTTCTACGAGGCCCCCATGACTGTCATCCAGAGCGCACTGAAGGCCGCCACCTTCGATCTGCCCATCGACCAGAACCTGGGCTATGCCTACATCGTTCCCTTCAGCAACAAGAAGAAGATGCCTGACGGCAGCACCCGCAAGGTCAAGGAGGCAATCTTCATCATGGGCTGGAAGGGTATGCATCAGCTGGCCCTCCGCACCGGCGCATACAAGGCCATCAATGTGGTGGATGTCCGGGAGGGGGAGCTGGTTCGCTTCAACCGGCTCAGCGAGGAGATCGAGCTGAACTTCATCGAGGACGAGGCCGAGCGGGAGAAGCTGCCTGTCATCGGTTATGTGGGCTACTACCGGCTGGTCAACGGTTTTGAGAAGACCATCTACATGAGCAAGAGTCAGATCGAGGCCCATGAGCGCAAGTTCCGCAAGGGCGAGTACATGGGCAAGGGCTGGAAGGACGATTGGGATGCCATGGCCCGCAAGACCGTCTACCGCCGGCTGATCGGCAAGTGGGGCGTCATGTCCATTGACTATCAGAGCAACCAGGCCGGTGCCATGCTGGCCCAGCAGATGGAGGCCGAGTACGGCCCCGGCGACTACACGGATCTGTCCGGCGTACCCGATGCGCCGGAGGGGTACGAGGTGGACCCCGGCACCGGGGAGGTGGTCAGAGGGGAGGAGACGGCATGAAGCGGAAGAAGTTTATCAAGAAGCTCATGTCCGTGGGTATCGGGCGCAATGCCGCCAACTGGGTGTGCCGGGAGGGAGGCAGAGCGGGAACGATTCTGATGGCGCGGGCCATGAATCTGCCTGGTGCTTACTGTGTCTCCGGCGTGTTTAGAACCCGTGACGGTCTCCGGCTTCGGGTCAAGGTCCACAAGGTGGAATAAACCCACTGTCATTCCGAGGGAGCGCAAGCGACCGTGGGAATCTCCTGGGAGATTGTACGATTCGGTACTGCATACCAGGAGATTGCCGCGGCCCTACGGCCTCGCAATGACAGACTTTTGGAGGGTAAATAAATGCTCAATCACATTGTAATCATGGGTCGGCTGACACGGGACCCGGAGCTGCGGCGGACCGGGAGCGGGACCGCCGTGGCCAGCTTCACCGTGGCGGTTGACCGGGACTATGCAGCCCAGGGGCAGGAGAAGGAGACAGACTTCATCGACTGCGTGGCCTGGGCCCAGCGGGGCGAATTTGTCGCCAAGTATTTCACCAAGG